CAGCGGCTAGCAGCCGTCATGTGGCGATGGTGGCGATCGCGCCGGCGGCGAGGACGGTGAGGACGGCCAGGAGGGCGGCGCCGACGGCGATCGCCCGGTTGACGCGGCGTTCGAGCTGGTCGCAGCGTTGGTCGAGGGCCATGATGAGGTCGACGATCTGTGAGGCGGCGGCCTGGACGGCGGGATGGTCCGGGTCGACCTCGCCGCCCATGCTGCTACGGGCTTTTGCTCGTCTTGCGGGGTCGGCCTTTGCTGTCGCGGGGGGTGCTGGTTTGCCGGCCGCCGCCTTTGGCGAACGGCGCGGCCTTCTTGCCGCCGAACGCCGGCTTGCCCTTGGCTTTGGCCATTAGCGGCTGCGTCCGCCGTTGCCTTTGAACTTGCCGGGCGTGACGACGCCGCGCTTTTTTACGATCTTGGCGATCGCCGGGTAGCTCGAGGCGGTGTCGGACCGTGCGGAGTAGCTAAGGGCGGCATTGTGCGTTTTGATCATGTCGTCCATGCTGATGCCGGCGGCTTTGGCCTGCGCTTTGGTCGGGATCGGGTATTTCCAGTTGGATCGCGGGCCGTTATGCATCGCCCACGCGCTCGCAGGGAGCTTGTTGCGCTGTTTGGCTGTTAGGGCCATGATTTGCCGGAAGATACGCCGCAACACTCCGGGAGGCAAGCGATGGCTGTTGTGCAGCTGCAGGTGATCAATCCGACGGCGGCGCCGGTGACGGTGGGGGCGAATACGGCGGCGGCGAACGCCGTGACGCAGCTTGGGATTGATAACGCGACGGCGGACGCGTACACGTTCTTGGCGGCAAGTTGCGCGGTGGCGCCGCTGTCGGGGACGGTCGTCAGCCGCGAGCAGGCGGGCTGGCTGCTTTACACCGGCCAGGCGAAAGGGTGAGGTTGGGCCGGGGTTGACACGCGAGCGGGTCGCGGCGCTGCTGCGCTACCCCTAGCTCATACGCGGTGCACCTTCGCCATGTGCGTGTAGACGGCGTCGGGCTGGTTGAACGCCTGCCCGCAGCGCCCGCAGGAATATTGCCTGGTGTGCTGATGCACTTTGGTCTTCGCTCAGCTGCGGTGATCGGACATTCCCGGCCAGATGTAGTGGCCGCCGCCGTCTGGTCTTCCGCCGGTCGCTGCGATGCGGGGGTCGATGTCCAGCGGTGGAGTTTGGGCCTGTTGTTGGCCGCTGTGACGTGGTTCGCGGATCTTTCCCACGTCAGGCACCCTGTCGGTCATGTCCGTGTCTCCTTGCCGTGGACGCGGTTGTGGCAGGCCTCGCAGAGTCCGAGCAACACGGTGTCGTCGCCGGGGCCGCGGACATGGTGGACCTGGGTTGCCGGTCGGCCGCACGGGCAGTAGCCGCCCTGCCGCCCGATGACGGCGGCGCGCATCCTGCGCCATGGGCGTCCGAGCTGCCGGCCGCCCGTCAACCCCAGCTCGACCTTCCGGCGGACGTGCCGCGGGCAGTAGCTCGAGCCGGGCCCGACGAGCTCGCCGCAGCCTCGCCACAAGCATGATTTCACCCGCACGGCCGGCCTCCCGACGGTGTGCGCGCCCCGGCCTGCTCGGCGGTGGGGCGCGCGGGGAGGTCGTCCCATGCCCTGGGACGACCGGAGCGTACCGCGTGTGCTGGCTCAAGCATCGGATTGCCCCCGACTCGTAAGCTCGTAGCTCACGATCCGCCGTCCGATCCATTCGGCGATTTGCGGGACAAGCGCGTTCCCGAGGGCTCTAAGTCGGTCCACCCGACGGGGAACCCCATGAGCCACTCGACCCACGTCGGGTTCAACCGCCCAGGGGTCGGGCGCGCTATGGCCGTCGCTAGGTCGTCGCCGCCCGAGTCCTCCCGGTTCGCCCGTGCGTAGTCCGGCCCCGACGGGCTCGACTTCGGCGTCGGCCACTGTTCGCGCTCGATCCGGGCGACCACCCTCGGCAGCAGCGAGTTCTCCGGTACTCGGCTGAGGTCGCCGGTGTCCTTGTGATCCCGTGCCGTCGGCGTCGGCCACGAATTGCGCCGTGCCATCGTCGCCAGCGACGGCGTTCCCGCCGACGGTCGTTCGAACGGGCCACCCTTCCCGTTGATCCCGTTCTGGCTCGACCCGTACTCCGTCGCGGCTGGGGTAGGCAATAAGCCAGATGCGATCCCTCTGGTGAGGGGCACCAAAGGCTGAAGCCGGTAGGCAGTCCCATTCCGCGTCATACCCGCTCGCGGCCAGGTCCGCAAGGATTCGCTCGAGTCCTCGAGCAAGGAGAGCTGGAACGTTCTCCACGATTGCGTAGCGGGGTCGTAGCTCGCCAATGAGGCGGGCGTACTCTGCCCAAAGACCCGAGCGTGCCCCGTCAATCCCGGCGCCGTTGCCGGCAACGCTGATGTCTTGGCAGGGGAAGCCGCCGCAGAGGACGTCGACATATGGCACCGGCACGGACAGCGGTAGTGCCCCGTGGGACTGTTGTTCTTGCGTACCTGCTGGATCAGGTCGCCCCGACCGCCGCGATCGGTGTCCGTTGACTTGGGGCTTGCCCACAAGGGTGCGCACGTCGGGATGGCAAGGGATTCCGGGCCAATGCCGGGCAAGCACCCGTCGGCAGTAGGGGTCCTGCTCGCATTGCCACAGTACGCGCATGCCGGCCCGTTCGAGGCCGAGGTCGAACCCGCCGATTCCGCTGAATAGGGAGCCGACATTCACGAAACCGTGGCCTCAGTCGAATCCCCGCTTTGGCTCATTACGCGAGCACCATTCCCTCGCCAGTGCAGTCATTGCAGGCGACCTCGCAGTGTCCGTGGCACGGATCGGAGTCGCACCAGCCGGGGTGGAGCGTGCCGCATTCGACCGTGCCCGACCCGCCGCACGTGTCGCAGATCGCGTACTGCGAGATCCGCTGCCAGCGCGGCTGACATTGCCGTCCGTCGAGCTGGTCGGCCATCCGGCGAATGTCGCGAGCCGGGACGCGGCGCGTCGAGCTGTTGCCCTTGTGGTTCTGCGCGATGTTCGTGGAGTCCGCCGACGCGAACGGATAGGCGCTGCCGGCGAGCGACAGACCGCGGAGCATGTGCAGCCAGCACGGCGCCGGCCCGTCGCCGCAGATCTCATTCATGACCTGGCGCATCCGGGCGTGCCAGCGCTCGTCACCGACGGTCGCGTAATCGCCTGAGCTGCCGAGGCACACGCGCGGATAGGCCGTCGTGAGGTAGCGCAGCCGCTCGAGCGGCTCGTGCAGATGCCAGACCGGCGCGCACTGATCGAACGGGAGCCGATGCTGCCACCAGCGAGCCAGCAGCAGGTTGTTCTCGTCCTCGGTGCCGTCGATCACGTCGGGGATCACGCACCAGGTCGTGCGATAGTCCAGCCACGGCTTGGCCCAGGCGGCGTACGCGTCGACGTCTAGCTCGCCACCGGCGCGCCAGATCGCGAACGCGCCGTTGTCGAGCATCACCGACTGGCCGATCTCATGACAGACGTCGACGTCCCGCGGGTCGGCGAAGCTCACGCAGAACGACCGGCCGACGAGCTCGTGCAACTTCTCGCGTGGCGTGATCGGCGTGCCGTGGTAGTGGATCACACGGCCTCCAGCGGAACCGTCGGTGCAACGGCCGGCGGTGTGATTGACCGGGCGATAACCCAGGTCCAGAACGTCGCGCCGGCAAGCTTGGCGCAGAACTGTCCGAACGAGACGGTGAACACGAACGAGTGGAACGCCAAGGTCGGGAACACGACCGAGTCAACGGCGGCGGCCAGCAGCGCCGCCTTCGGAGCGCGGTCCGCCCAGGGCTGCCGCCTGAGCAGGTGATAGGCGACGGCTTCGCACAGCTCGGCGGCGCAGAACGCGACCGTCGAGGCGAACGCTATCTGCGCGGCGTTCCGGTTCAGCCAATAGGACAGGGCACCGCCGGCGGCGATCAGCAACGCCATTTTGACGAATCGGGTAGTGCCCCAGAAGTCGGCGAGGCGGTCTCGGGTGATGAAGTCGAGACCGATGAGAAAGAACGCGTTGGGGAGGATCCAGCCGGGGCCCCAATGCGTGAGAGTGAGGTTGGCGGCGATGATCGCGCCGAGCCAGACGGCGATGAGACCGACGATTTGCAGGCGGCGATTCACGGTTGCTCCTGACGTTTCGCTTTGGCTCATTAGGATCGCCCCCGACTCGTAAGGTCGCCCACACAGCCATCTTCGTCGTTTAGCTCGAACTGCCAGCGTCCGCAGTAGCGGCATCGCAAGCGCGGCTCGCCCTTGTGCCAGTTGCCGTACCAGACGAGGACCCACTGATGTCGGCACACGGATTGGCTCAGATCGCTCATTGCAGGCCCTCGAGCCAAATGCGCTGCAGCCACGACATCAGCGTGGCCCGCTCCCACATCTCGAACGGCCGCCCGAGCCGGCCCTCAAGCCAGCGGATGAATCCGTCGACGGATTCGCTGCGGGCCTTCATGGCTCAGATTCGCTCGCCCGCCGCGCGCCGCCGGCGCTTCGCGTCGCGGGACTGGGCGGCCTCAAGCCGGGTGGCCGGGGTCTTCTGCGGGCGCCACACCAGCCGGCGCCAGCACGCGGCGCACATCCCGTTCGCGTATCTCCGGGGGCGATCGCAGCCTTCGACGGTGCAGGCGTCGGTCATAGCGGAACTTCCTGCAGCGGCGGGTTCGGGCCCACCAGGATCAGCCTGACGACCCCGGTCGCGGACGCGTACCAGGCGCGGGTCGTGGACCTGCGGCCGCGGTCCTTGTTGAACGCCTGGACGAGGTAGAGGCCGCATGGGAGGCCGGCGAGGCTGACGGTGACCGTGGCGCCGCCGCGGCCGCGGCGGATGGGGACGTGGTTGGTTTGCCGGCCGCCGTTCTGGCCGACGATCACGACGCTGGTGGTGCGAACGCCTTTCCAGCGGCGGGTGTTGAG